CTTTTCTGTTATAGCTACTGTATGAAGTTAATCTTCTGCCAGCTTGGCAAAGTAACTCAGTGTGTCATCGCTATCTTCTTCTTCCATCTTTGCTGTCTTTGCCTTGGGCGCTGATGCCGACCGAGGAACAGGAGCATCCATGGTTGCTTCATCTTCCATCATCTTGTCAGCAGTCATCTTTACTGCGGGACCACCCTTGAGTACTGTGTCCAGCTTCTTCTTCAACTCATCATATGACTTAAAGTTCTTTGCATCTACAAATTCCTGTAGTGAATGTTGCTGATCCCAAATTGCTTCAATGGCATCATCTGATTCTGCTACAGCTGTAGATGCATCAAATTCCGACTTGTCATAGTTACGATATCCCTCGACATTCCGAATCTTCAGTTTGAGATTTGCTCCCTTCCAGAAATCAAACGGATTCACAGGTGCCTCATCCTCAAACTGCGGCTGCATGACATCCTTGATTTTATCAAAGATTTTCTTGCCATACTTGTACAAGAACACCTTTCCTTCGTTCTCAGGATTCGTGCTATCCTTGATGACAAGAATGTTTGAGATGTACGACAACCTGCGCTTTTGCTTACGAGCGATATCCTTGTTGCTCTCAACACCTGAGTTCCATAGTTCACTGTTCAACTCGGAAACAGGATCGGGAAGATTCAACGTGGTCAAGCTGTTCTCGATATACCAGCGACCTGAAGGACCTTGAAACCCGTGATTCCAAACACGCACCCAGGGAAGTTCCTCACCTTTGGGCGGAGCTAGGAAACGAATCACGGCATAACCATTTCCTGCCTTGTCTACTACGGGACTCCAGATACGGTCATCATCTCGCCGTTCTCCCGTAGTGGGCTTGGCAATCTTATCAACTTCCTTCATGAGTGAGTCGAAGTTGCCACGTGACTTGCGTAAATCAGATAAACTTGTGTATGACATTGTGTTACTCCTAAGTATGGCGGTGTATGAAATGCTGTATGGTACCACGGTATGTACTACCATATTATTTATACTACTCACACAATCATGAACGCTTTTTCTGTAATATCTAAAAACTTTTTCTTGTTGACATTGACAAAAGGCGAATACTTATGAATCGTGCGTGCTACTGAACTCCAAACAGGGTCCAAGAATAATCCCTCATCAACCCTATAATTAAAGTTAAACAATTTATTCAAAATAACAAGTGTCTCCAAGTGACATTTTTTACCAAGATAGGATTTCAGAATTATGGGATGTCCTTCATCACAATTCCATAAATCATCAATGGAATGTACCAATGATGCCAAATATTCAACATCTTGCTTGTAGACATAGGACAAACTTTCTTGAACTCGTAACCATTCCATGTACACTTCTTCACCTTCGGGTGCATATAACGCGCCCCACTCACTCCCGGAAAGAAAATTTGCAACCCAGTAATTGGTGAATTTATCCTTGTCATGATTATACAATTTAAGGATTTTTTCCATTTGTTTACTGAATCGTTCTTTGACACCATTCTTGGGACGTTTCGGGATTACACCACTACGAACATCAAAGGTATCAGAATTGAAGTGTAATCGTATTGTTGTGTAAATCCGATACGCTTCATCAATTGTCATGCTGGAAGTTTACCTGTTTTTTTAAGTAGATTCAGCTCTTCCGCTTCTGCTCGAATCTTTTCTTTCAGAGAAGATGAAATTAAGTTTGCCATTGCCACGGGTTCAATGTTCCGTTCCTCACAATATTCAAGCAATCGTTCCATGCATCCAATCTTGCGTGCTGCTGCCTGTGTTTCTATGGCGATGGAAAAATCTTGGGCACTCGTAAATTCTTTCGTAACCAGATATTCCACAGAAAGTTCGGGATTAGCCGGCTGTCTTTCTGTTTTGATTTTCTTTGTCATTATATGATTTCACCACGTAGAAAATATGATTTCCAATTTGTTTGATGGGACGGGCAAATCCCCAATTGGGTTTTACTGATGTATTATGGAAGTATAACGCATTCTTAATACTAACTAACCGCGCACCGCGGGTCAAGACCTGCATCGCAACCGTGTTTGCCTCTGCATATAATTTCGGATTGAACGTGGTTTTGGGTCCACAGGTCCATGAAAACTGGCATCCCCGGCTATTCTTTTCATAGACAACACCACACACCGTCTTGGGAAATCCACGGGTTCTGACACGATTCATCGTGACCGTGGCAACTGCCAACTTTCCCTCATATGATTCCACGGGAGCTTCATAAAAGATGTTTTTTGCCAGACAGGTTAATTCTTTGCTATCCACTTGCAATAATTTTTCAAATGGCTTGGGGGGAGTATGTGTTTGGCGAGGATTGAACGGTATTAAACATGTTACACATACTGCTGTGAGTAGTATTTTATACATTGCACCTCCCTGGTGTGACAAACATTGTGTACTGTTTTAATACTAACAATATATCGCCGGATGTTCTTTCGCAAGCAGATACAATAATATTGTACTGTCCCATCACATTTATATATTCAGTATTTTCCGGTACGTGTATTTTCATAAAGGCAATGTGTGAGGGGTATTCTGTTCCCAGGAACCCCCCGTAACCCGGTTAACTTCCTTACGCAGCTAAGGCGTAAGAGTTAGCATTTGACATATATGAGTTGTCATTTAAATTGTTTGCTCTGCTTACGGCAGTCGCCTATCGGGTAGCTCCTTTGCATACTTCAGTCCCTGTCGAAACCAGGCACCCCCGAATTACACATTACGGGTACAACGAAGTGGAGGTGAGGGGAGTCGAACCCCTGTCCAAGAAAAGTTTCAGTTTAGGCTATCTACTACCATCCTACAATATTATTTATACATCTTTCATACAGTATTCCTTTCATATAGGTCACGATAAAACAATAACGGAGCAATAAACTTATCACGTTTTTCTTGAAACACTTGCATGAAGCCATCTTCAACTGCAATAATGATGGTCAATCTATTTACAGGAATTTGTGTGCGTTCTTCAAACATCACAGCATATGCCGCGGCTTGCATGAAATAATGCTGAATATGTTCTTCATCCTTTTCGCGTCGGGAAGTCTTGAAGTCAATGATGCTTAACTTCCCATTATATTCGGCAATGCAATCAACCCGTCCTGCGAGTCGCAGATGGTGTGAGTACAGCCCAATTTCTTGTGCCCGAATGTTATCAATCTTATGTAGCTCTGACTTTGCCGACTCAAACATTTCCTTGTCCATTAATGACACAGACTCGGGAGATGGGGCATTCTTTAAATAATTTTCCGTGAGGGTATGAAATCGTGTACCCCGTGATGATGCCTGACGCGATATCTTATTTGCTTCTGTTTCACCCACACGATTTCTCCATTGCTGAATACCTGCTTGGGTATGGGCGCTAAGCACCGTGGTCACAGAAGGATAGGATTTACCATCGGGTGTCCGGTAGACACGCTTCCCATCTTCTGTGGTCACGGAACTAATATCTGGTAAAACTATGGGATTATGTGTGTATAGTTTCATACATTAAAGATACATCTCACCACACCAAAGGTCAAGAGGCTATCAGAACATCTTCATAGTGCATACGTGCAATAATGTATTCTTTTACCAATGCCGACCTCACAATGTCGTTGACATCGAATTCCACGTGGCGAAAGGTTGTCATGTGGTCAACAATGGAAATGAACTTCTTTAATCCTGACATATCATTCCGCTTGCATAAATCAGTTTGACGGAAATCACCACAAAATATAATCTTGCTATTTTTACCAATACGTGTCATAACACTATTCAATTCCATGTCTGTCATGTTCTGGGCTTCATCGACAATTACAATGCTATCCTCTAATGTGAGACCTCTCACATGCGATGTGACCATGAAACTAATTAAATTTTGTTCTTTGAGTTTGTTATAGGCGCGTTCCCCGAATCGGGGAAATAATTCGGTACAAATTTCTTGGTAAGGATGTGAGTACACCTCCACTTTCTCTTTTTCATTGCCCGGAAGAAACCCAATGTCTCTTGATGGGACAGCTGACCGTACAATAATAACTTTCTTATATCTCCCGCGGTCTTGTAATATTTCTTTAAATGCGTTGTACATGGCAATATATGTTTTTCCTGTTCCCGCAACGCCATGTACTAAAAATGCTTCATGTCCTTTGGCATATAAATTAAAAAATGTTTCTTGATTGTCCGTGAGCGGGTAAATGTTCTTTAAATCTGATGATTTTACCGTGTGTTTTGATTCATGTTCTCCCATTGAAAGAATTCTTTCGGTGGACACAATGCTGAGGCGCTTTTTGCGTGGCATGAGAACTCACTGGATAAAGGTGAAAAAAACTCCGACAGGGCGTAATGCCCCATCGGAGTTGAAAAAGATGTTTGAACCAGCTCAGATGTAACTACTATTGTTTTTAAGCGTTGAACCGGGTGTGCTGTCATGGATTTTCCTGAGAACGTCTTTGAATCCTTCATCGGGACGGCGGATGCGTAATCGGACTGAATCTCCTAATTCTGCTGGGGTCATCATAACTTTCTTAACCCTCATAGCTTGACAATCAGGACATGGTATTGCCTCCGGGGTGTGCATTGAGGACATGCTTAGGATTTTCGTGAAGTAGAACTTGCAAGCTTCACATTCATATTCATATGTTGGCATATTTTTATTTATCTTTTATAGTTTTCAGACACCATTTCTACTCGGTCGCGAATTAAAGCAAGTATAACGACCGATAGTTCAGAATGTCCCACTGTTTGTTCAAGTTTGTCGAGTTCATCATGTATTTCATGAAAAATATCCTCTACAATTCCTTGCGTATATTCATCTAGTGCAATATTATATTCAGAGTGTTTTTCAGTCATATTATTCTCCTTTCATACTATTTATAATATATATGGAAGATTGAACTATGTCAAGGAATAAAAATCATTTTGATAATTGCGAACAAAATTCATTCAGTGTATAACTCTTTCATGTGAAATCATTGTCAGATCGTGTATTGTTCTAAACTTCGATTCAATTGCGTGTTCACTTGAATGAATTTTGCCTTTTCATGTAGTTCCACGAGATTTTTTGCCCCAACATAGGCACAGGTTGAACGAATTCCCCCCAAAATGTCGGAAATGGTGTGTTCCACAAGCCCTTTATACGGGATTTGCACCACGCGACCCTCGGAAGCCCGATAATTCTTCACTTGATTGTGTTTTTGTTGGGCAGCATGACTACTCATCCCGTAAAAAACGACTTTTCCATCACGAATTTCTTGTTCCGACTCATCATGCCCGGCAAAAATACTGCCAGCCATCACCATTTGGGCTCCCACCGCGAATGCTTTGGAAAAATCGCCGGGATTCACACATCCCCCATCACTTTGCACCCCACCGCCCGACTCCGCCGCGGCAGGAACACACTCCATCAACGCAGAAAACAAGGGATATCCAACCCCCGCCATGCGGCGTGTCGTACACACCGCCCCAGTTCCAATACCAATACGAGCTAAATCAGCTCCAGATTCAATAACACGGCTGGCGGCTTCAGGTGTGGTGACAGTTCCTGCCATGATGAAGGCATCTGGTATGTTAAATCGTACTTTCGTGATGAAATCATAGAAAGGATTCATGTAGCCGTTTGCCACATCAATGACAATTTTCGGCGTGAACTTTGATACGCGGTCTTTCCAAACTTTTACAATACTCATGGCTTTTTGTAATTCTTCATCATTCATGCCAATGGTGATGAAAGCATGGCTGACATCTTGTTGTGCCAGCCAATCTCCTAACACATGATGCTTGGTGATGGCAGTAAACATACCAAACTTTTTTAATGAATGATGCATACTAAATGTCCCAACACCATCCATGTTGGCAGCAATGATGGGAACACCTGTGATCTGGGCGCCGTGACATCCTTGCAATGTTGTTGTTAAATCAACTTGACTGCGTGAAGTGATGTCAGAAAATTGTGGCACAATCAACACATCATCAAAATCCATTTTTGTCATCATGATGCCTTTTTCGTCACCGTTTCATATAATGTTTCAAAGTCTTTGTGCATTTCAACTTCTTCGCTGAAATTACCCTTGTGATATGTGCGGGCAAGTTTATTCAGGACCTTTCTGTTCAATTG